GTCGAGTGAAGACTGGCCGATGTAGGCGTTGGCGCGGTTGAGCAGGGTCTGGATGACCACACCCATGCAACGGACGCGCACCATGTTGGTGTAGTCGCTCGCGTCGGTGGCCGCGGTAAGGTCATGCAACAGAGCAGGCTGCTGGTTGGCACCCTTGCTACGGAGCACGCTGATCTTGGCCTCGGTCAGAGCATCGAGCTGGGACGGAAGGCCGTTCCAGACCTGAGTCATCGAGATCTGCTTGTTGGTCAGGCCGCTCGCCGCATCGAGCTGCGAGAGGTAGCCGGCAACCAGGCAGGCGCCGTTGCCCACATAGTTCTGGGCATAGGCCGTGGACAGAAAGCCGAAGTCGCCGAAGACGTGGAGGTATGCACCGGCATCGTTCGGGTTGTTGTTGGCGTCGTAGACCACAGGGCCGTCGTAGGCGTCATTTGTGGTCACGAACAGCCCAGGCTGGCGGAAGCCAGTGGCGTAGTCCGAGCACAACGGATTCATCTTGGTCGCAGTCGTGCCGGTCAGGTACGGGATGCCCAGGAGGCCTCCGCCGTACCGGGTCGGTTCGCCTGCGGCGTTGTAGACCGGCAGGAAGCCAACCCACCGACGGGTGTCGGTCAGCGAAGGTGAAGGCGGCAGCGAGGTGCCGATGACGGCAACGCACTTCGGTCCGATCTGGCTGATCTCGGCGCAGAAGCTGGCGATCGAGTGAGCGAAGTTGACCTCGAAGAAGCCGGCGGCGACACGAGCCGCTGCATTGATCGCGGTCATCGCCGTTACTGTTGCGCCTGCAGAGTTGGTGGTCTCCGAAGCCCACTGGTAGATGTTGTCCTCGTACTGGTCCTGGGTCACCAGGAGCCAGTCGAGCGCGCTCGGGTTCGTTGCTGGGTTGTTTGCGATCGTGGTCGCGTCACCCGCAACATAGAAGGCAACGTTCGGGTTGTCGATGGCGGCATCGGGAACCACAACGACCTTCACCTGGATTCCCTGGAGAAGATCGAATGCCTCACGCATCGCAACATAGATCTGACGCTGCGTAAGGGAGGTGCCGTCGATCGGAACAACCAAGGTGGGAGCTGCATCACCGGTTGTACCGGTCAGAGCTGCCGCGGCTGTCACAGAGACCGCACCTGTTAGGGTCGGAGTTGCACCCGTGCCGAGAACGAGGCCTGTGTTGCCGACAACTGCAGCCGCGCCGGAAGCGCCGGCGGCGTTGGAGATCGAGATGTTGCCCGTATCCACAGCCGCACCGGCCTGGTTCGAGAACTGGATGTTTCCATCCAGCCACACGGCGAGAACGCCGGCAGCGTACCAGATCATGTAGCGGGTGGCCGCGTCGGAAGTGACTTCCGAGAAGGAGATGTTGAATCCCGGAGTGACAGCGCCCGTTGTGGTGTCCGCGCCAACGCCGTTGAGCTCCATCGCCGAGGTGCCGATGCGGTAGCCGATGACGTTGTCGGAGTAGGTCGCAGCTTCGGCGATCGCCCGGAACAGACTTCCATCGAAGCCAAACTCCTGGGAGGCGGTGCCAAGATTGGTGACCTGGTAGGGGGTGTCGGTTACACCATCCCCTGCGGTACCGAGCACAAGAACGGCATCGTCGCTGGGCGTGTAGGAGGTCGTGAGGCCGCCGTCCACAGTGTTGATGATGGTGCCCGGAAGGTAGTTGAAAGTCTGCATTTAGAGAATCTCCCTCTCAAGGTCCGGCGTTAGGCCGTCTGAAGGATGGTTTGTTGGTCTTGGCCAAGCTGGGCAATGACAGTCAGCTGATCCAGCTGCCTCTCGATGTAGGTGTCCAGGAACTGCACGCGGCACTGGTAGGTCAGGGTGCCGAAGTAGATCTCTTGTTGCTCGTGTGTCTCGAATCCGTCTTCGCCGCGACCGACAAACTGGAGCTTGTCGATGCCGCGCGCCAGGAAGAACTTGTACGCATTCGCGTACCGGAGAATGAAGCGGTGAAACCAGTTGACGAGCTTGCCGCGAGTCGGATTCGACTTGGACCAGATCGTGAACTCGACCGTGACGATTTCCATCCACGTATCGGTCTTTTTGAGGTAGCCCTGCCGTTGTGGATCAGGCTCAGTGAAGGTGAACGGCCGGCGAGATACGGTCCCGTCATTGCGCGTCGGCGCTGGGACAGAGCTAAGAACCTTGAAGGTGATGCCGTCGAACGGGGCGTCTACCGTGCCTACGCGTTCCTTGGGGAACTGATGCAGATAGAAGGGCTGGGCACCGGCGGGGGTCTCTTCAGTCTTCAGATGGAGGGCAAGGGCCTTACCCACGGCCGCAAAGAATCCATCTGGATCTGCAGCTGCGAGTGTGGACCGCAGCGGAGGGATCTGACGACTCGCCGGCAGCGGACATGCTGGGTTCGGCGTGCCCAATGGAAAATCCCCCTATCGGGCCTGTCTAGTATAGGAGAACCAGACAATATGTCGGATAAGGGTTTAGGAGATGTTCTCCTTGATGAGACCCAACTCGAGGTAGGCCACTTGACTGTCGTCTCCGCGGATCGGAGTGACCGACAGTATCTTCCATTTTGCCGCCCGAATTGGGCTTCCGGAGGCCGGATCGAATGCCAGTCGGCCGACCCCGTCGACCTTGATTTGGTAGAGCTTATTCGGCGTCTTGTTACGGGGCAGGGTGTACCTGTCATAGTCAGGCCAGATGTTCCATTCGGCGAAGCCGGTGTAGCGATTGGGGTCGGTGTCGCCGTATTCGGACAGAGGGTACTGGCCGGTGCCGAGGACGGCCGGCTTGTAGACGGGCGCGACGCCGGCAAAGACCGCCATGGTCACGACCCGCTCGGTGAATTGGTATCCCTCACCGGCGCAGTAGACGCAGTTCACGTCCCGGGTGCCGCCTTGGTCTTCGCTCCAACAGGCCGGGCAGGTCTTGTCGTTGAACTCGCGCAGGATGACGAGCTGGCCCTGGCGCGGGACATCGACACTACCGAAGAGAACCTTGTGCATCTCCTCCCGCATATTGATGACTGCAGAGAAGGGATCGCTGTTGGAAGCGGCGGTGCCGCCATAGAAGTCCATTAGAAGGCTCCGGTCAGCGGGAATGCGAACGGCGTGATGGCATGCAGTGGAGATCCGGCTTGCCAGATTCCCATGCGGTAGCCGGACATCATGCCGGAGAAGAGCGGGCTGCCGAAGAACTTCACGCTCTTGCCGCGGCCGCTGCTGCTCGAGATCCTGTTCGGGGTGTTGGTGTTCGCGCCCATGCCAGTCACGATCCAGGTACGTCCTGGGGTTTGTTCCTGCCAATCGAGCACGCCCTTGGCTGCCATGACCGCCTTGGCGTGTCCACCCGGCGCTACACGGCCGCGGGAGCGGATCGTGATCTCGTACTCGGTGATCTTCTCCTTCAGGTCTTTGAGGCGTTCAGGAAGACCCTCGCTCTCAAATCCCTTCTGGCGGCTGACACTGAAGTTGGCCAGGACGTGGGTTCCTGGGCCGCCGGCGAGAGAGCTCACATTCAAGAGCAGCTCGCGCGCGGCCTTCGCCTGGACCCACTGATTCTGCGCGCCGATGAAGCGGAGCGTGTCATCGCCAGTTCCGTTCGGCTTATGAATGAGAAGCAGGTCACTCTCCTTGCTGCGTTCATAGATCGCGCACGCAATGGTGATGTCCTGCAGCTTGCGCAGCAGCGGGCCTCCGGCCAGCTTGACCTGGTCGACGGAGGCGTAGAAAGGAGAGCACGCGCTCAGGATGTCGAACGTGACCGGCTTCTGGACGACCAGGTTGTTGGTCAGGCGGATGCCGGCGGGCAAGGTCACATGAAGAATCAGGTTGAGCAAGGTTAGACCTGGAGGTACGCTTTGAGGACCTGAACGGCTCCGGCGCCGTTGCGGATCACGATGTGATATGTGCCGGGGACAACGTACAGAGAGGGAGTCAACCAGTTGCCGGAAGAGTCCAGCGCGGTGTAGGCGAGTGCCATGTAAGTCGCAGTGTTTCCAGTCGCCCAGTCGCTGGAATCGTAGACATAGAGCGTGTAGGTCGCCGAGTTGGGTATGCCTACCTTGAGAGCGCCGGATCCGCCGTAGTCCTGCGTCAAGGTCAGGACATCGCTGGTCGGATCGATGACTTCGATGTCACAGTAGTGGAGATCGTCGACATTGTCATCGATGTTGATGACGTCGCTGCCGGCGACCGACGGGGTGTACTCGATGCAGTAGCTGCCACCGCCGTTGTTCACCAGGGTCAGCGGATCGGTACAGGTCACCCCGTTGCGCGTGAAAGTGATGGTGAAGCTGGCGAGAGTGCAGGTCGTGATCGGGACGCTGTTGACGTCCGCGATCCAGAACTGAATCAGCCGGGTTTGACCTGCCGTTGCCATGGGTTCAGCCTTTGGTAGCCGCCGGCGCCGAAGACATCATGACTGCATGAGCTCAACTATTTGCCTGGCGATGATGGTGAAGAACGAAAGAGCTGTGATCCGCCGTGCCTTAGAGTCCGCGAAGCCATGGATCGATTCTTGGATCGTTTGCGATACTGGGTCGACAGATGGTACTCAAGAAATCGTGCGGGATATCCTGGGCGACTTGCCTGGGGATCTGCATGAGATCCCCTGGATAAACTTTGGGGCCAACCGCGCGCTCGCTGTACGGCTCGCTCGGCCGAAGGCTGATTACACCCTGATCCTTGATGCCGACATGGTCTTGAATGTTCATGCTCCCTTCAAGGAAAAGCTGACCGCGGATGCCTATGACCTTCGCTACGAAGGCAATCTCGACTACACGCAAACCATGCTGGTGTCATCGAAGCACGAGTGGGTCTACACCGGGGTCACCCACGAGTGCATTTCGTCACCAACGGCCTCGATATATGAGCTGATCCCGGAGATCAGCCTGACCCACTTCTGTGACGGGGGGATGCGGACTGACAAGTTCGAGCGCGATGTCTGCCTGCTGACCAAATCGGTGTTGGCTGACCCGGAAAACCCGCGGGATCTCTTCTACCTCGCCCAGTCGTACAAGGACCTCAACCGATATAGCGAAGCTTTCTACTGGTATGCGCGGCGGGCAAAGCTCGAAGGCTTCGACGAGGAGCGCTGGTACGCCATGTATCAGCAGGCCCGGATGGCGATGCTGCTGAAAGAGGACTGGGACCAGAAGGTCCTGCCTCTGTTCCTCAAGGCGTATGCTTACCGCCCGGCCAGAATCGAGCCCATCTATGAGGTCGTCTGCCACTACCGTGAGCTTGGCAATTACCAGATGGCGTTCTTGTTCGCGTCAATCTGGGGACATGACTTCCCGTATCCGAAGGACCGGCTCTTCATCAATGCGACCATCTACAACCACCTGATGCCTTATGAGTTCGCCTTCGCGGCGTGTCAAGTCGGCAAGATAGCGCTTGCGGACCGGATCGTGGTGAAGATGGACATCAATTCGCGCGACGTGCCTTGGATGCAGCCGTGGATCAAGATACTGAAGGACCTAATCCAGAAGGCGGCTTAGCCGATCGAGTATTCAAACCAGGTGCTGCCTGTCACGGTGCCCGAGTCCTGCCATGCAGCAAGGAACTCCATCGGCATCTGGAAAGCGCATCCTCCACGGATGTCGCTGCCTGATTGCGAGTGTTGCCAGGGAGTGTACCTGGGCGGACAGTTCTCATCCACCGCGATATGGAGGGTTCCCGTGTTGCCGTCATTGTAGGTGATCGCCGTGAACCGGAGCTTTCCCGTGTTGTTGAGGTTGTTCCAGGTAACCGATGGCGCTGCCGACGTCTCATCCATGGCTCGGGTAGGGTAGAACGCGGTGAGCAAGTTGGCGGAGATTGTGGCCGGGATGTTGCTGGTGTATTCGTTCCAGTGTGCCAAGGTTCCAGCGCTGGCCGTGACCTTGTAGTAGTAGCTCTGCGGGACCATGAAGAAGACGGAGTTGGACGCCGTGGCCCCTGAGGTCTGCTCGAATATCTGCGTTGACGGCGTCGTAGTCGTATCGCAGAAAACCGAGATGGTTCCACCAGCACTCTGCCCGGAGACGACGACTTCGACGATTCGGAATCCAGAGCCTGTGTTCTGATAGTTCGAGCTCAGGGTGTTGGTGCCTACTAGGTCGCCGCTGGCGGTGAATGATCCCGTGTTGAAGGTGTACTCGACCCACTGCCCGGTGCTGGTGCCGGTGACCTTGTAATAGTTGCCCGGCATGACCAGGAACACGCACGGGTTGGCATTGCCTCCGCCCAGGGCCAGGTAGGAGTACACCTGGGTCGTGGGTGTGGTGGTGGAATCGGTGAAGGCAACGGTCGAAGCTCCGTTGGCCCCGTCCGTCATCATCACAATGAGTGGGTAAGACGAAGTGTTTTGGTAGACCGTGCCTATAACGCGCGAGGCGGCGGGAAGACGATTGCAGGTGACAACGCTGCCTCCCTGGTTCGGGCTGGCCCAGGCCGGAAGACCTCCGACAACCGTCTTGACCTGACCAGTCGTTCCAATTGCCTGACGTGTCGCCGCGCCACCCGTTGCTCCATAAACGGTGTCGCCCGAGGTGGTCATCGGGTTGACCAACCCGGGGACGATCATCTGCCACTCGGTGCCATCGTAGGTGACATCGATGATCTGACCGGCGGTGATGTTTCCGGCGGCGAGTGCAGTGGATGATCCATTCGCCTTGATCGCGATCGCGCTGCCACCGTTGACCGAGAGAGTGCTGGCCCCTGTGTTGGTATGGGCCGCCTGGAAGCAGACTGTGGACCCAGCAACAATGGACGGTACCGGAGACAACGTGACCGCATAGGCGTTGGCCGTTCCGGTGTCCGCCGCGTAGGTGTAGCTCTCCTGCTGTACGCCCGCGGCGGATGCTGATGTAGTGGGAAGGTCCGCCTGCACGATCGAACGCAGTCCAGCGGTTCCCGTCGCGCCGTTGGGAGTGCCAACGAACTGGTTGCCTGCGCCGCTAGGAGCTGGTCCGGTTGCGCCGGTTGCCCCTGTCGCTCCTGTGGGTCCTGTGGGTCCCGTGGCTCCGATTGCGCCTGCTGTTCCGGCAGTGCCTGTAGTCCCGGTGGGACCTGTGGGGCCGGTTGCGCCGGTCGGTCCTACCAGGCTCACGCCGGTGGGCCATGCGCCTGAGGCCTTAGGCCCATAGAGGTTATCCGCCGCAGTGTCGATGTAGAAGTCGCCGTTCGCGCCGAGGGTGTTCGAAGGAGCCCCCGTGCCGTTCCAGACCGTGTTGCCGCTCGTGCCGGTGGCTCCGGTTGGACCCGTGGGGCCGGTGGCTCCGGCAGTTCCGGCTGCGCCTGCTGTTCCTGTAGGCCCGGTCGGACCGGTCGCGCCAGTTGCTCCAGTGCTGCCGGCTGCGCCAGAAGATCCAGTCGGGCCGATGGGGCCGGTCGGGCCCGTTGGTCCGGCAACAGTTGAGGCTGCCCCCGTAGGCCCAGCGGGACCGGTTGGGCCGGTGGGGCCAGTTGCTCCGGCCGCGCCCGAGCCGTAGGAATCCCAGGACGTACCGTTGTCACGGTATGCCTGGAGTGTATCCGTGGCGTAGAAGAGCCTGCCAGGTATACCAACTGCTGGCAGGTTTGCGTAAACATCACGGAGGATTACTTGGCTGAGCGCACTCAATTAGGAACTCCCAGGACCACGACGATGTCGCCGCCTGCAAAGATGAAATCGCCTACGCCGTCGGTGAGAGGTTCAGCGTGCGTAGTGCTGCCAGTACTAGGCGAGACAACAAGGGTCTCCAGCTTCTGGTTGATCTGATCGCGGGTGTAATAAAGCGCGAGGTCTGTGTTTTGGCTCATAAGACAAGAAAGGCCGCACGAGTGGCGGCGTCGTGCGGGATGTCACCACAATCGAGAGCGGAGATCAACGTGGCGGACCGTCCTGAGCAAGAACACGCTTATAGTGCGCTAATCTTCTCCACCAGCTTCTCGATCTTGCGTCCAAGGACGCGTGAATAGATGAGCGATACCACGCTGATAGCGGTTGCGATCAAGGACAGGGGAAGAGCGGCGGATGGCCGCTCAATCAAATGCATCATGGATTCAGTACCTACCTGGATTGCTTTTGCAAAGCCAATTCAATTCCGGAGAACCGGTGATCAATCTCTTCGCGGCGAGGCAGCGCATCCAGCTTGTCGTTGATGGAGGCTAGGGCTTCGAGCTGCTTCGTGTGCACCGCAAGCAAAGTGCCATCGGTCTTCTGCTGCACTGCGATTGTGTCGATGATCTTGACCTTTTCTTCGTAGCGAGTCTCCAGCTTCAGGAACCGGCCGGACAACCCAACAGCGTGCCTGACAGCGTAGCCTGCGGCAACAACCGAGACGGCAGACAACCACTGATAGATGTCTTGTGGAGCTCCACTCATTGATTCATCCTTACAACTCTGAAAGTGAGCACGCTCCAACACTCGACAGTGCGCGAGTGGACCGGTGCTTCTATAGACTGGCTAGTATAGCCAGACCCTCTTAGGAAGTCGGCGTGCGAGCTGTAGCCGAGCTGCTATCCGTCAACTGGAACTTGAGCAGTACGGCGCCAGATGGCCTGAGTATTGTCAACACCTGCGGATTCTGTGTCTTGTCGATCGTCCAGGTACCTCCATTGAAGTCGTGGAGATCCTGAACATTCGATCCGACTGCATTCAGCACGGTCAAACTCGCAGGGTCGGGTGGCAGATTGTTTGTCTTCGCCAGGATCGTCTGCACGGAAGTGGAGTTGTCCGGATCCACCGTTGCAAGGTCTGTGAAGTGCGCAACGGTTGCGTCCTTGGCCACAGTGGCATCCTTGGCGACGGTTGCGTCAAGCGCGACCGTTCCAGTGATCCGGCTGTCACCGATGGTGATGGTCTCAAGCATGCGTCCGCTGATCGTCAGTCCGTCCGATGCGTAAGACACGATGGCCACGTAGTCGCCGTTCAAAGCGGTAGTCGTGTTCCAGGCGTAGTACCAGACAGCTTGTGACCCGGCCAGCATCGTCATCGCCTGCGAATTGATGATGACTACCCCGTCGACGAGACGTACCACCGTGACCACGGGGTTGACCGTGGTCACGGGTGCTGTTCCGTCCGCTCGAGTAATCGATAGGACTAGGTTCTTGATGTCACCGGGGTAGGTCATGATTGGTTACTTGGCAGCCACTGTCGGGGCTGCAGCGGGCGCCGCGGGAGCGCCCAGTGTGCTCAACAGGGGAGACTTCGTGAACAGGCCGATCAGAGATACAGCGGCGCCATACAGGAAGGTGTGCTTCAGAACCACGAGACCGGCCTGGGTGAACAGGATGGTGTCACGGTCGGCCGTGGAAAGGACCTTGACGACGTCGGCGGCGGCGCCAGAGACGGAGGCTACAACAAGGGTCTTGACGTAGGTTTCTGCCCGGCTGAAATCAGTCTTGAGCGCGGGGAGCTTCTGCTTGATGCTGGTGAGGATGTTCATTTAGAGTTTCGCCCTTCCTATGACGATGCCCAGAGCGACCTGACCGATGGTCTTCAAAGTCTTCTTCCAGGCCGGTTCGAGTTTGATCTTCTGGAGGCCAGTGACCTCCGTCGTGAGCGCTTGATTCTTCTGCTGGTCGAGAGTGATCTCTTGCTGGCAGCTGGTCAGTTCGACCGTCTGCTGCTTACAGGCCAGTTCATTGTCAGCCAGTGTCTTGAGGTCAGTGCCGTCGATGGTTGCGACAGGCGTCGTACCGGTTGCCTGCTGCGGTGCCGTGGTTACTGCCGGAGTGGCGGCGGTTGCCGGCTGGGTCACGATTGGCGTGATTGTCACCGAAGGAATGTTGGACTTGATGGAGGCGATGGCCTGGGCGACAGTCTGCACCTGCGTGATCTGTACCTGCAGCTGCTGGACCTGCGCTTTGGTGTCATCGTGAAGCGCGGAGATCTGCTTGTCGATGTTGGCTTGCTGAGTTTCACCCTGCTTCGCGATCTGATCGGCCAGGGCGTTCTTGGCGGCGTTGGCGTTGGACTCGTGGACGTACAAGAACCCCATCAGAAAAATGGCCAGGATCACGAAGGTCCAGGTCCTGATGTGGTTGTGAAACGCCGGCGAGTTGAAGAAAGAGGTTGCTTCGCTGGCCGCAGCAATTGCGTCCTTCTGAGCGCTTGCGGCTTCTTGAGAGATCGTAGACATGAGTTACACTCCTGGCTTGCTGGCCCTCGTGAGCCAACTCGCAATTTCGTCAGGTGAAGCCTTCAGATCGGCAGCTACCTGACGGTAGTGATCCTGGGACTGAACGATCAGCTGACTCATCAGTTTGGTGGCGTCCACCTTGTTGACCGCGGCGACGGTGGCAGGTCCCATATGTTCATCGATCGCTACTGGAACACCGAGGTTGGTTACGCCGGTTTGTGCCATCCTGGTTGCGACGTCGACGCCACAGTTGACGCCGATGTCGAGTAGCTTGTTGGCGATCGGCTGAAAGGTGATCTTGCCGATCAGAAGTGGCGAACAGTAGACGTTCTTGTAGAGCTGCTGCGCTTGCGCCAGAGCCTCCCAGGCCGGACACGTATAGAACGACGGGTCCATATCCGGATGAAACTTCTGAGCTACACCGAACCGGGTCTTTCCACCGCGATCGGTTGTAACTGCCCCAGTCATCTTGCGATCTTCGTTGCGGAAGACATAAAGGATGGCCTTGTTGAGATCTGCCACAGTGGGCCTCGCTTTCTAGTCGAGGGACCAACCTGCAATCAGCACAGTGATCTTGTTGCCCTCGATGGTTACGGTGGGAGTGAGGCCGCTTGGAACCGAAACGAACGGGTCGTTCAGGATGGGCTCGAGGGAAAGAAGAATCTGTTCCGGGGTTACCGAGGTCGTATCAATCGGCCCCGGGAAGATGATGTCGATCTCTTGGGAGAGGTCGTTGCCAACGGCCCACAGCCGCTGCTGAATCTTGACTTGAGAGGGGTCGAGAGGGATCGATAGGGACGGCAGCGGGGACGATGCCGGCGGTGTCTTGAGGTTCAGATCGCCTGTGGTGAAGGACCACTCGTAGTTGAAATCGAGGGTGGTTCCATCCGCACCCTTGACGGCGTCGCTGCTGAGCTGGGAAGTACCTACGATCAGAACGGTGTAGGTGACGTTGGGGCGGAGCGGGCGGCGCGGCGTGAAAGTGACCACCGTGTTCCCGTTGGTGTCGGTGGAGAAGGTGAAGGCGCCTGGGATGTACTCACGGCCGGTCTTGACCCGCGGATCCTTGGCGATCATTTCGTCGGGGCCGACAATGCCAGTCTGGCCAGGTCCCGTGAGAGAGAACGTGGAGCTGGTGATGGTGGTGGTGTCCATCACTACGCTGAAGCCGACCTTGATCACAGTGCCAAGGACCACATCGAGGGTACCCGATGCGGGTGAGGAACTGAGGATGCTAGGTACTGACATTTACTCTCCGGGTGATGGAGTATCTGGAAGATCCTCTTCGTAGATGGCCGTCAGACCTGTAGTTGCGGCTGCTGCTTCCTTTGCCTTGGGCTTGGGGATGCGAAGCTTTCCGGTCACTTGGATCTCTTCCAACATGCGCTGGTAGTCCTCATCGTCCTTGGGCGTGATGACGTAGGAGTTGCCCTTCTCATCAGTGCCCATCAGAACCCGAGGGCCGATCTCTTCGCCTTCCGTGACCACACTCATCGTCTGGGCCTTCACGGCCTTGTCAATGTCGGCGATGATCTTGGCGTGGGATCCGGCGGCGGCGTCGGTGCCGGTGACGTCCAGCAAGATCTTGTCGGCAAGCGCCTTACGCAGAGGCGCTTCCATGGCGAATGCAGGAACGATTTGAATGGGGGAGTTGCGAGTGACGCAGAAGCCGTAGCACTGAAAGCGGGGCCGGACGGCGGTGTTGAGCATCAACACCTTGCCAGCAAGCGGTTCTTCCGCGACCGGAGCGCTCTCCGGCAACACGATGAGACTGGGCATAGAGACCTCTGAATCCAGAGTCCGGCATTACCAGGCTCGATCCAAAGACAGCACCTAAATCAGGAAGGGCGGCAGCGTGTAATTCGCCGCCGCCCTTCGGGAGCACTTCCATGGTGCAGGTTGTGGTTAGGTTGCCGAGTTGACGTCGAGCGGAGATGTCGCATCGAATGCCATGAGCGTCGGATCCATGATGTCCTGGAAGGTGCTGGAAGCGTCCGACAGGTTGAACACCGAGCGTGCCGGCAGAACGAACTCGTTCGGGCGAACCTTCACGTTCTTGGCGACTGCGACTGCCTGTGCCTCGTGCAGGATGCCGAAGCCGTAGGTCTCTTCGATGGCCATGTAGTTCAGGCCATACCGCTGGTCGGTCCAGTCCTTCACATGTGCGTCCTCGCCAACGATCAAGGCGCCGAGGTTGCGCGACTCGAACATGAGAATGTCGGTGACGCGGTTGATTGGGTCGAAGTTGACGAACGGGGAGACCAGGATGCGGAATGGCAGGCCGAGGTAGTTCGGCAGCTGGAAGGCAGAGTCCTGGCGCTGCGGCAGGCCGGCAGGGTGCGAAGTCTGGCCGCCGGTGAGCTGGCCATTCTGGTACTTGCCTTCCTGACCTTGGCCGAGACCGAGTCCCTGGAAGTTGTAGAACTTGTTGCCAAGCGATGCCGGGTTGCCGCTCCAGTTGGCGAAGAAGGAACCGCCGCCAGCCTGGATTGCGAACTCACGAAGGACGGGGTCCTTTACCCACATCAGCCAGGTCATCGGGTGCACAAGCAGCGTGTCCGGGATGAAACCTTGGGCCATAACCTGGGCGTACATGTCGAAGATGTCGTCCAGCGTCATGGAGCCGTTGTACACGCCCTTGTAGTTACGACCGGTCGTGGGGCCTTTGATCGGCTGGACTAGCGCGCTGGTCAAACGGGCAGCTGTGCTGTTGTCATAGACAACAGTGCCGAGCTGCGAAATGAAGGAGAAGATGTACTCTTCCTTGTGACGCGCAAGCGCGTTGCCAGCCAGCCGCAGCCAGTAGTTGATCCACGGATAGCTGTTCTCCTTCACGAAGCGCTCGTGAATCTTGAGGCCGAGGCCGTGCCGCTTGACGGTCACGCCGAAGCTCTGCGCTCCACCGATGTTGATGTTGACGAACGGAACGTCGGCGCCGTCGGCAACTTCCTCTGCACGCAGGGGCTCGATGGCCGGGAACACCGTCATCATGCCATGCTCGTACTCGATCCGCTGCAGCAGGTGGGTGCCGATGAGCAGGGGCTCGATGCCTTCCTGCACCATCTGCGTCATGACGCGGGGAATGAGGAACGCAGCGTTCTGCACGTCCATCGCGTCCTTCATCGTGACGCGCTGCTTCACCTCTGGGTCATACCCATTGGTCCGAAAGATGGAATCGAGGCGCGCCAGATTCGAAACGTCGGCGTCTGACATCTGGTAAGAAGGGGTGCTACGCATGAGTGCATGCCTCCTGAAGGCAATTCAGTCCTGGTGCGGACAGAGAGTTGAGTTGGGTGGTGAATCGAAGCCGACTAGGGTCTGGCGACCGTGACTTCAATGTGGTTACCGCAGCGAGGGCAAAGGAAGTCGCCAGCGATCTGGCCGGCAGAGTTCGCCCTCACGAGTTGCCGACCACACTTCTTAGTCGGGTCAGCTTCCCGGAGATTGTTGCAGCGGAGGCCGCCGTTGATGAGCACGGCCTTGCCGCTGGTGATGATCGTCTGCACCATTCGTGATGGTCCTGGTGGATTAGAGGTTGACGCGAACGAGAACCTGGGTGGAGTACTCAGGGCGCAGCGTCTTGCTCTGGTCAACGGCGTACACGAAGACCGCGTCAGTCGTGACCGAGATGTGGTACGGGAGACCGCGGGTTGCAGAACCGCCCATACGGATTGCCGCTGGGTTCGGGTCCACCATCGGACCGACCATCGGCCGGTCGAACTGGGTGCGCACGCGGTTCAGGAAACCAACCGGATTCAGGTTCTGGATCCCGATCACGCGCCCGATGATCTCGCCAGGGTTGTTGACGGCCGGGTTGTACGGAGCGTAGTTGCCGGCATCGCTGCCGTTCGCAGCAACGCTTGCCACAACCGGAGTGCCGAAGGAGAAGTTGCCAGCGCCAGTGCCCCTATTGCCAGTGAAGTGCGTGAAGGAGCGGCCGATGCCCTGGACGTAGCCCTGGATGCCGTCGCCGTTGGCGAGGGTCTGGATGGTCGTCGGGGTTGCACCGATCCACGGCAGCTTGAGAGCGAACTGCGTCTGGATGGCGGTGCCCATCTCGTGCATGTAGTTCATGACCGCGAAGTTGATCGGAACCACACCGTCGAGCACGTAGTTGATGCCGGTCGCCGAGCTGGACGCCGAGAGGTTCGTGCCAAGCAGAACACCACCGATGTACTGGTACACGTTGCGGACTGCGCAACCGATCGGGAGAGCCTTGCCGGTTGCGAACAGGTCGCAAGCCAGGGCGAAAGCGAGATCGCCAGCCTGGATGGTGATGACCTGACCGCTGGGCAGCGTTACCCGGTCGCCGGCGGCGCCGTCTGCCGGTGCAGCGAGAACTGCGTACTGGCCTGCAGCCGAAACGCGCGTGGAGGTCTGAGCATTGAAAGCGAACTTGACGTCGCCCGGACCATAGACAAGGACGCAGTACTGACCACCGAGAGCCGAAACACCGGTCACGCCGGTCACCGCCGCTGTAGCTGCGTCTGCCAGGGTCGTCACGAAGGAGGCAGAGACACCCGGGGTTACTGCAGTTAGAACCTTAGCGCCGTTGAGAGCGGCGTCCCCGCCGGTGAAGCCGGCGAAGTTCACAGTCTCGCCGAGCGCCCATGCGTGGTCTACAGCCAGGGTGGCCACGTCGCTCGCAATGGTAACCGAGGTCACAGACTTGGTCGAACCGTTGGGCTGAGCTCCGCAGAAGAGACCCGCCGGCACGAGGCCGCCGTTCTTGTCCTGACCAACGATCTGGTGCGCGCCGATCACGATGGAAGCCAACTTCGGGTGTCCCTGGTCCTGACGAAGGGTCGGGAGATAGGGCGCCGGGTAGGCGATGGGCAGCCACGGACGCAGCCATTCGGACGACTCAAGGTCGGGCGTGGTTTGGCCGATACGATCCTGTCCATACAACTGGCCGTAGTATTGGCCATTTACGTCGATCATGGTGGTTTCCTTTACTTACTTGGTCTGTGCAGAATCGAACTTGATCTGTCCGAGAAGCCGCAGCTGTTCGAGCGGAGTCATGAAACGGAGTTTGGTCAGGAAGCGTTCATGGGCTTCGTCAGCCTCTGCCTGGGCAGCGTCCGTCAGGCGTTCTCCAACGGGTGCCGTCTCCGAGATCTGCGTTTTGTCATCGACTGCCCCGGTAGCCTCGGCGGGCTTTGGTGCAGCAGTTTGAGAGTCTGTCCACTTCATACCGGACAATATGTCCGATACCGAGTCACGAAGGCTCGTGATGTGGCGCTTGGAAAGGGTGTAGATCTTCTCTGAGATCTGCTCTTGGCTCAGGTCCTTGTAGCCGTCCTGGCCCTTGAGCACGTTGCTCATGACGATCTGCTGTGCGAGGGCCTTCTTGGTAGAGACCAGCATCAGGTTGCGGGAGTCCTTGAGAGCCGTTACCTCGGTGGCGAGGGCGTCCTTCTCGGACATGAGGCCGTTGATGGTCTCATCCTTCTCGTCAACTTCAGCGCGGGTCAGGACAACGTGGTCCTTGTTGCCGGCGAGCCGTTGGAGAGCCCAGGCCACTTCGTCGTCGGCATCCCAGTCAGTGAGGACCGCGCGGACTGCGGAACGCAGGATCCAGCGGACGTCGTAGCTGTACAGTGCGTCCTTCGGGAGGGCGTCGTAGCTCCTGTCAAGCTCCTTGATGATGTCGACCAGGCGGGCGCGCTGTTCCGGAGGAACTTGCTTTTTCTCGGCAGCGTCCTTCATCACAACGGAGTCGATGAACTTGGCGGCGCGGGCATCCAGAGCAGCACTGTAGGTGGCGGAGATGCTGGCTGCAGCACTGTCGGTCTTCTTGGAGGAAACGACTTCGCACTTCAGGGTCTTGGACTTGCCGTCGATGCAGGCGAGGATCTTGGACTTGGTGCTGTCAGAGATCTTGGCGCGGCCAATCAGGCGGCGGCCGGCGGTGACGTGCGCGCAGTCGGGAATCGGGAAGCTGCCGTTCGGTCCGCAGAACGAACTCTTGGGGAGTTTCTTGCGCTTCTCGGTCGAGAGCTTTGCGTCGGTGATCAGGTCCTGGGGAATCAGGCCGTCCTTGACGGCTCCGTCCATCTCCAGTTCCATCTCGGCGTAGAGGCCATCGGCATCGGCGAAGTAATCGGTCTCCGCCTGGTCTGCTGCAACCCAGTCGGTCCAGTCGCAACCGCCCTCGATGTCACAGGTGCCTGCCTCGACTGAATCCTTCTTCTTCAGAGACTTCGCGCGCTCAGCTTCGCATTCGGCGCACTCGCACTCGTCGTCGTCTTCCTTGTGCTCGGGCTTGGAGGCGATTTCCTTCTGCTGGAACTCTTTGGTCTTCTCGGCCGACTTCTTCGACACACCTTTGGATTGCCCAGAAGGGCCAGGTTCGACACTCTTCTTAGCATCTTCCATCAGCGTGTTGAGCTCTTCGGCTACAGCTGACTCTGAAGCGGCCTGCGCATCCTCAACCTTGTCCCACTTGTTGACGCGGATCTTCGCGTTGACGGTCGAAACCAGGCTGCGCTTCTTTGACTTATCCTCGTCGGATTCAGGAGTCCAGGCTGCCAGGGAATCCTTGAGCGAGTACGCCCGGTCCCTTGTCAGATCCTTGGACTTCAGCTCGACGGTTATGGCACTGAAATCGAGCTGTGTGGTCGCTTTATTCACGTCTATCGATTCCTCGGCTGCTTGTAGATCGAACATTGGTTCCTCGGCTGCTTGCAGATCGGCTTCAAAGATCAAGCCGTCCGTGAGCTGCAGTCCGTTAGCAGCGAAAGTGTTCTGCTCGTTGATTGGTAGGCCCAGGAAGAATGCCTTCTCCAGGCTGTCGGTCAAAACCTTCTTGCTGAGCGTTGTGGCAAATGGATCGGCGGCGAAGTTGATGAAGCTGAGTTCCTCGTTCACCATTGCTCCGGCGATGAGGAACATGTGCCTGCCGTCTTCAATCTCGCCAAGCTTGTGTCCGCACTTACCGTCTTTCGCCCAGTCGGTGTGGCACAGTGAGCAAACAGCAGCATCAGTTTTGAAACCGATGGAAACTGTCAGGTACTCATCAGCCAGCACCTTGCGAATGGCTTCTGGGTTCGTGATCCGGAGTCCCAGATCGGTGTACCCAAGGCCGGTGTACTCATCGAGGTCAACCAGGTTGTCGACGATCCAGTCAACCGACCGGTAGAGATCGTGCCGCTTGCGGCCGTCCCGCTGGTAGAACAGGAAATCCTTGACGACAGGAAAATCCGTTGCGTACTTCCAGCTCTCGTCGATGTACTTGGCTTCGAGTACACGACCGAGGACTTCGCCCTTTTCATCGTGGCTGATCAGAACCGGCCGGGCTGTCCTCAAAACTGTTCCGTCCGAGGCCTTCTGTGGCAGCCAAGTGTGGACGCTTTCCTGCATCTTGTCGGGCCGGTAGAAGCGCCGGTTGCCGTTGACGATGCCGGAGTGGGAAGCAGCTACATGAACCAGCAGACTGTGTCCGGTGTCAGACTTAGAGTCGCGGCATTCGAACAAGTGCCTCTTGTTCTCCTGGACTTCCGTCGGTCGGAAGGTCCAGAAGTCACGCATCTGGATCCAGGCCATGCTTCCTCTTTGATTTACTTGTTGACTACGGTTCCTACGCCGGGGACGGCGAGGGGCACTTGACCTTCAAACCGCGTCGGGATGGGGGTGACGCGCACGTTAGACTGTGGCTTCAAGTTCTGTGCGTCCGCGATCGGCGTCCTGCGAATCTGGAACGGCGCCTGAAAATGCGAGATATTCGTCTGGTTCGGGCTGGACATTTTGGTCCTTCAGGCTCAGTCCAGACTGGATGAGCACAGAGATCAACTCGGGGTCGTATGTGGTGGCCACCAAGGTTTTCAAGTGGTCAACCCCTGTTCGATCCTGACTAGTATAGGAATTCACATCTCCCTCAACGGATTCACTCAGAATCCGGTCTGCAATGCTGTCAATCAGCTTTGCCGACTGCTTCTTCCACCGGGTGATCGATACGGTCCCGTCGCGGCCGCGGAGATCCCCAACGAGGGATGTCAGGGCATCAGTGAATTCAGCTGCGTGCCCTTCGAGACCGCTCTTGGCCTTGGTCGGACCGAGGTTGTATCCGTGCTGATTCGTAGGAGTCGTCTTGTTCTGCACTGACTTCGCAGCGGGTGAGCTCTTCTTTGCTGTGGCGGATTGAGGGCGGCCGCCAGCCTTCAGGTGCGCGGTCTTGGCCTCAAGCACGTTGACCTTGTGGGCTGACGTGACTACAGAGTGATTCGCCTTCGCCTGCAGCAGGCCCTTCTCGGTGTTGGCCTGCTTCTCGGCGTGCTCGGTCTGCAGTGGCAGAGCTTCCTTCATCTGCTCGTGCTGCGTCTCCAGGATCTGCATCTGGGACGCGGCCTTGGCCTTCTCGGTCTCCTTGACCAGGCGAACAACATGCAGGTCGAAGTGCAGCTTCTTCCGCTGG